CAGATGGGTGGGTCGCTTGGTCGCGGTAATGCGTTCCCAACCGGTCCGGCTATGCGTCCGGCTAACTCAGGTGGCTTCGGCCAGTTCAATCCACAGATGCTGACGATGCTCCAGAACCGGGGCAACATCGGTAACTCATTAGGGAGTGGTCGCCAATGGCCGTTCTGAAGACCGTACGTAAGTTTCTTGAGTCCGTCAACGACGCCCTCCCGGGCGAGCGGAAGACGACAGTGACCCGAAACCCGGCCCCGAAGGTTGAGGGTGGGGCTCTCCAGAGAGCGATGGGTGAGGTTACTCGCCGGTCGAACGACGTAGACTATAGCTCGTCTGAAGGGACGTACAAGCGGAAGAGCTACTAAATTCAAATAGGAGGGGTCCATGAAGATCAACCTGCACCAGAGGCAGTCGGAGATATTCTACGACCCCACACGATTTAAGGTTGTTGCAGCAGGGCGGCGGTTCGGTAAGAGCTATTTGGCTGCTGTGACACTCTTCATCGAGGCTTCTAAGACCTCGAAGACGCGCAGCGATGGCGTGGTGGTGGACCTCTCCTTAGAGGAAGTCTACTACGTCGCACCGACATTCGATCAAGGCAAGAAGATCCTGTGGCCCTTACTCAAAGAGTTGGGCTGGGATCTCGTCGCTAAGACGCTAGAGAACACTGGCGAGTTGACGCTCATCAATGGGCGGCGCATCTCGATCAAGGGTTCTGACCGCCCCGACTCACTGCGAGGCGTGGGCTTGAGCTACGTCGTACTCGATGAGTACGCGTTCATGAAAGAGACAGTCTGGGAGCTAATCATCCTCCCGGCCCTCACTCGTACTGAGGGCGGTGCCCTGTTCATCGGTACGCCCGATGGCAAGAACCACTTTTGGAAACTGTGGGAAGAGGCTCGGACTGGAAGGGCTGGCTCGGATTGGAAGGCTTGGCATTTCCCGTCCACAGACAACCCCTTTCTGCCAATGTCGGAGATCGCAGCGGCCCAGCGCCGCATGGCGAAGGATCGGTATAAGCAGGAGTACGAAGCATCGTTCGAGGGTGGAGCCGGGCTCCTCCTGACGCGCGACATGTTCCCTCGGGTCAAGGTCCAGCCGACCGGCGATTACTACATCGCTATCGACTTGGCAGGCTTCGAGTCGAACGAGGGGGGCCGTAAGGTCTCCAAGCTGGACGACCACGCTATCGCGGTGGTCAAGAACCACGAGGGCGGATGGCTCATCGTGGACATCATCCACGGGAAGTGGGATGTGAGAGAGACGGCGCTACGCATCGTCAAAGCCTTCCGGGACTACCGGCCACTACGGCTGGGGATCGAGAAGGGCATGGCGAAGAACGCGGTGCTGCCGTACCTCAACGACGAGATGAACCGCCTTGGCGTCTACTTCCAAGTGGAAGAGCTTAGCCACGGCAACAAGAACAAGACGGACCGTCTGGTGTGGGCCTTACAGGGCCGCGCCGAGAAGAAGCGAATCCAGCTATTCGAGGATGACGACTCGGAGTGGATTCAGACGTTCCTTGAGCAGGCCGAGGACTTCCCGTCCCCGCTGGCTCACGACGACTTACTAGACGCCGTTGCCTATATCGACCAGCTTGCCGAGCCCTTCTGGGACGGGCCTAGCGAGATCGACAATTGGCAACCCCAAGACATGTTAGCGGGGTATTAAGTGGTTCCAGCAACGTATCCGGTCAATGCCAGCCTTGAGTGGCGGGTATTCGAGATCGACCCGACCGGTAAGGTCAAGTGGACGGACTATATCCCCGTGGACACTGGCTCTGCCGGTGGCGAGCGGACGTACAACGATCTCGGCGAGATGGTCATTGAGACCCTCCTCGACGTGACGGGTCTGGTTGCGTGGGTAGACTACACCCCGGTTGACTTCGTGACGGCTGCGGCTGGCAAGCTCTGGCGCGTTGACTCTGACGGAGCGATTCCTGTAATCGACCCGGCATAATGAATAACTACGGCGATAATGACAGTCAGGGGAAGAGCGAATCGGGCGGTATGACGTTCGACGCTAACCTCCTGAATTGGGTAACGTCCAAGTGTAAGCATGCCCGCGATGTGCGGGACCAGAAGTACGCCCGTCGTTGGGACGAGTACACCCGCCTCTGGCGTGGGTTCTGGAAGGGCGAAGACAAGAATACGGCGAGTGAGCGCAGCAAGCTAATCACGCCCGCGTTGCAGCAGGCCATCGAGATGTCCGTTGCAGAGATCGAGGAGGCAGTGTTCTCCCGGACCGCATGGTTCGACATCGACGACGACATGCGGGACGAGATGAAGGATGACGCTATTGCGTACCGCGACCAGCTTCTTGAAGATTTCGAGTTGGCTAGCGTGCCGGAATCGGCCGCTCAGGTATTCCTGCTCGGGGCTATTTACGGCACCGGGATTGGAAAGCTCAACGTCCGGGAGAACCCCGAATTAGCGGTTGGCCCCGACGGCCAGCCCGTAGAGTCCGAGGAGATACAGGTGACTCTGGACCCGGTGCGTCCGGACGAGTTCCTGATCGACCCGTCGGCTCTGAAGATTGACGATGCGCTGTTCTGCGCCCACGAGTTCATCCGTCCTCTGCACACCATACAGAAGAAGATCGACTCGGGCGTGTACAAGGAGGTGGCTGGCGGTCTGCGTCCCTACACCGGCACCCGCACGGGTGACTCCACCGGTACGGACGAGACGACCTCCGTCCGCGTCGAGGACAACGGCGTCCTGATTACCGAGTACCACGGGAAGGTTCCCGCGAAGTACCTCAAGGGCAAGAAGAAAGACGACGAGGAGTTGGTCGAGGCCATCATCACCGTCGTGAACGAGTCGGACATCCTCCGGGCGCAGGCAACTCCGTTCCGCATGAAGGACCGAGCGTTCATCGCCTATCAGCACGACACCGTGCCGGGCGAGTTCTGGGGCCGTGGCGTTGCCGAGAAGGGCTACAACCCCCAGAAGGCACTGGACGCAGAAGTCCGTGCCCGTATTGATGCGTTGGCGCTGATTACCGCACCTATGATGGGTGCAGATATGGGGCGGCTGCCCCGGAACCCGGATCTCCGTATCCGGCCGGGTAAGATCCTCTTCACGCGCGGGCGTCCGAGCGAAGTGCTGGAGCCGGTTGGCTTCAACCCGCAGGCGCTGGCGCTGACCTTCCAGCAGTCCGGGGATATGGAGCGGATGGTGCAGATGGCTACCGGGTCGATGGACTCGGCTACGCCTATCGGCATGAATGGCCGCAACGAGACGATGGGCGGCATGTCCATGATGCAGACCGGCTTCCTCAAGCGGTCGAAGCGGACCATGCAGAACATCGAGCGTCAGTTCCTCCAGCCGCTCGTGCGGCGGTCGCTCTGGCGGTATATGCAGTTCGATCCGGAGCGGTATCCGGTTGACATGAAGTTCCTCGTCCGTGCCTCAATGGGCATCATGGCGAAGGAAGTCGAGATGAGCCAGCTTAACCAGATGCTCGGGTACACCCCGCCTGAAAGCCCGGCCCATGCGATCATCCTGAAGGCGATCTTCGAGAACACAGCCTCCTCTGAGAAGGCTGAACTCAAGGCGGCGATGGATGCGATGTCGGCCCCGCCGAGCCCGGAAGAGCAGAAGATGCAGCAGATGATGCAGCAGCTTCAGCTTGCTATGCAGCAGGCGACGGTGCAGAAGGAACAGGCCGAGGCCATGAAGGCTCAGGCTGAGGCGATTCTGGCGCAGGCGAAGGCCAAGCGCGAGATGGTTCTGGCGGACCTCGAAGACGACAAGGTTGAGATCGCTGCGGCTAACGTGGCGGTACAGGCTGAGCACGCCCGGATCGACCGGGAGTACATCAACGTTGATCGGGAGAAGGCCAAGCGGCCTACGACCAAGAAGTAATGACGCTGTAGGAGGTAGTCATGCAAGTTGAAGATAGACAGTATTACGACGATATGGAGTCCATGTTTGGCGAGCCCGGCTGGGCACGTCTGGTGGACGAGGCCAAGAAGCAGATATACCAGTTCCAAGCGGACGCCCTAGAGGCCCGCACAATTGAGGACGTGTTCTATCTGAGGGGCCAAGCTGAGCAGTTGGTACGGCTGATTAATCTCCCGGACATCCTCGCGTCCATCAAGGCGCAGGCTGAACTGGCGGAGCAGCCGGACGTGGTGATAGGCTAATGCCTCTCTACACATACCTCTGCGACTGCGGAGAGAAGTTTGACGAGTTCAGGAGTGTGTCCGACAGGGCGCACAGCCTGTGTCCGAAGTGTGGGTTTGCTGCCCCACTGACCATAGATGGCGCTCCGGCGCTTGACTATCAGAAGATGGCTATGGATAACGGCTTTCCGACTGCGGTCTCCCGATGGGAGAAAGACCACAAGCGGAGAGCGACCAGCAAGTAACACTCGGAGAATGCGCCATCCGGCACCGAGTTAAGGGGACAATCCCGAGAGGGACCCATAGGAGTTGACAAATGGCTAAGTACGAAGACTACGTGAAGGACGAGTTGAGCGCGGAAATCGCGGACGCATCGGCGGGCTCTGAGGCCCGTGCAGAGGATGCGGGAATCCCGGACCGGTTCAAGGGCAAGACAGTCGAAGATGTGGTGAAGTCTTACGTCGAACTGGAGAAAATGAACTCCCGTCAGGCGCAGGATCTCGGCGCGATGAGACGCTCAGTCGATACCCTACTCGAACTAGAATCGCGAAGGACGAATGCTAAGGCAGAGGAGCCAAGTAAACCCTCTGTCACGGCTGATGAACTCTACGAGAAGCCCGAGGAAGTGATCCGACGGGTAGCTCGCGAAGAGGCAGAAGCCCGCGTGCAGAACCTCGAACAAGAAGTGATGATGGGCAAGGCCACGTCGGCTCTTGAGCAGTTCGGTGCGAAGTATCCTGATTGGCAGACTGATGTCAAGGACCCTTCGATGATCGAATGGATCAAGTCAAAGCCGTACCGAGTCAAGCTCGCCCTCGCTGCTGATCGTGGGGATCTGGACGCAGCCGACGATTTGTTCGGCTCTTACTACGACACCAAGGAAGCGAAGAAGGAAGAGAAGAAGGTTGAGCGCAAGGCCAAGGTTCGAGCCGCAGGGCTTGAGTCTGCTGGGTCCACGGCTCCTGAGACGGTCGAGACTTACTCTCGGTCGGCCCTCATCGAGAAGCGGATTGCGGCTAAGCGGGGCGACGCAGTTGCCCAGCGTTGGTTGAATGCTCATGCTAACTCTATCGGAACCGCCTACTCTGAGGGTCGTGTTGTTGACTAACACCCCTAACTAGGAATTACTCTAATGGCGTTTGGTACAGATCATGTGACGCTGACAGAAGTGACTGCGGCCTCCCGCACTCGCTCGAACAGCGCGTTCGTTCCGGAACTCTGGAGCGATGAGATTGTTGCCGCGTACAAGGCCAACCTTGTCATGCCGCAGCTTGTTAACGTTATGAACTTCGTCGGCCGCAAGGGCGACACGGTTCACCTGCCGGCCCCGGTCCGTGGCTCTGCCTCGGCCAAGACCGCTGAGACGATTGTTACCTTCATCAGTAACCAAGAGTCGAAGAAGCAGTACATCATCAATGAGCATTGGGAATACAGCCGACTAATCGAAGACATCGTTGGCGTGCAGGCCCTTGACTCACTTCGCCGGTTCTACACGGACGACGCGGGCTACGCCCTGTCGGTTCGCGTTGACACGAACCTTCATAACGAAGGCGCGAAGTTCGCAGGTGCGGATGCCTCCCCGACTGTGGAAGGTTCTGCGTACTCGAAGGCTGTTATCGGCACCCCGTCAAGCGGTTCGCTCGTTGCGTATAGCTCGACCAGTGACGGCAACGCTGCCTCGATCACGGACGAAGGTTTGCGCCTGATGCTCCGCGAGTTGGACGACAACAACGTGTCCGGTATGGACCGTTATCTGGTCATCCCGCCCGTCGAGAAGGCCAAGCTGCTCGGTATCGCCCGCTTCACGGAGCAGGCGTTCACGGGTG